TCTCCCACAGTTGTAGGCTGCCCGGTGCCGTCGCCCGCCGGGATCGCCCAGATCTCGTTGGGGCTGTTGCGCAAGCGGCCGGGGTCAACCTGGGAGATGACGTACCGCTGTCGGAACGCCCCGAACTCTGCCGCAACCATCATATCAGCCAGTAGTTTGTTGACGGCGTCTTGCAGGGTGAGAATGTTGTCCAGCTCGGACCGGATCGCCCTCCGCTCGCGACGCAGGTGAAACACCGGCACCACGCCGAACGGATTGTCTGCGACGCCCTCGCCAGCCGGCTCAAACGACGCCGCACTCGAGACGTTCTCGCTCGCTCCGCGGGAGACGTAGTACTCCAGTCGGTCGGCGTAGTAGAGCGTCAGGTAGCGCCTCCCGTCATCGCTGTTCACCCACCACTTGGCGGCGAAGCGCTTCCGCCGCGGGTTGGCGTCTTCATAGAACACATGTACTAGCCGCGGGTCGTGGTAGTACGCCTGCACGCCCCCGTCCTCGTCGGGCCACACTACGATGAACGCCTCCCCACACACCAGCGCCGCCGTGTGGGCGTCGTTCTCATCCAGGTCCAGCTCCGTGCGCATCCAGAGCTCGTTGAGCCGCTTCTCGGCGACCTCGTTGCCCGCCACGTCGAAGCGGATCAGGTTGAGCCGGTCGAGAGCCGCGTCCACCACTGCCGCGCACCAGTTCTGGTTGAATCGGGCGTTGATGTCGCGGAACACCGTCTCCAGGCGCTCGGTGGAGTACCGCAGCGGTTGGTTCCCTTCGTAGTATTGCCACAGCAGGTCATAACGCGGCCCCTTGGCCGTGAGTGCATTGTAGGCGCGTTCGAGGTCTGTCACCCCTGATAACTCCTCGGTTCCCATCGTCTTGCCGCCCGTTGCACCGCTTCCCACGCCAACGCCCGCGCAATCACCGTATCGTCGTGCATCCCCTCTGGAGCACTGTACTGGCTACGGCCTGTCACCGGCGACACCTTGCGTTCATACGCCTCAAGCTCGCCCGTCCACACCGGGTCCGCCTGCCACTGGCACTCCTCTCGCTCAAAGGCCAGCGCAAGCGATTCGATCAGCGGCGGCTTGCTAGTAGCCGTCGTCTTGAAGCCGCGAACGGGCAAACCGGAGCGCTGCAACTCCTCGATGATGGGCTCCCCGATACTGTTTGACTCGGCCAGTATCACGGCCACGTTCCACCGCTCAGCCAGGGTCTGTAACCTCTGGCGCTGGACGTGGTAGTCAATCTGGTTAAAGCGGTCCCGCGCCACCTCGGTACGGCAGTCACGGCATACCACTGACAGGCACGTGAAGTCGCTCTGCTTCGCCCAGTCTACGCCCATAACAAGGTGATGCCCCACGTGCTCGGCGGGCGTCGTCTCCGGTGCGTTCAGGCAAGCGGCGATGTTACGGAAGACAGTACCTTCCCCCTCAAGGAACTCGGCCAGGTACTCTTGTCGGAATATCCGCTCTGGTAGATCCCCCCGCGCCTCCTCAATCTCGGACGGCTCGATGTAGGGGTTATCCGAGGTGGGAAATGACCAGGACTTCCATTCACCGCCCTCTAGCCCGCGCTGGTAGCAGCGCCAGAACCAGTTGCGGCCCGAGGGCGTGGAGATGAACATAGCCCGCCCCAGCCGGTCCGATAGTGCCGGGCGCAATGCCTCTTGCCATGCCGCTTCGGCAACGTAAGCGCACTCGTCTATCACCACGAAGTCCAGGCCCTCACCACGTAGGCTGTCCGGGTTGTCAGCTGACCGAACCTGCACCGTGCCGCCACCGGGGAATGTGGTCAGCATATCACCGTCCCGCACCATAGTCCCGGGTATCTGCAAGGCCAGTGATCTAATGAGCCGCCAACCGACTGCGGCCACCTTGTAGGTCGGCGCCACCCACCACGCCCGGCCACCGCGTCCGGCCTCCTCGATGCAGAGCGCTGCGCCGAGGCGCGTCTTTCCCCAACCTGCGGCGGCCACATGCCAGGACTTTGAACCTGGCGCGTGACCGCCTCACCTCCTGCTGGCCAGGATGGAGGGGCGGCAGCGTCACGACTAGCGGTGGCATATGCGCCGCCCATATGTGCGAGTCAATCTGACCACATCCGCGAGGCTCACCACTAAGTTCCCCTCGGCTCATCCGGCCACTGCATAATGATCGCCCCGCCATCCGCGCCCGTCACTTCCTGGCGCTCGACATAGCCGCGGCTCTTGCCCTGCGTCTTGAGGAAGAAGCACACCGCCCACGCCTCGCCATTTAGCACCGCCCGATAAAGCACCGACTCGGCGTTGTCCAGCATTGTCTCGCGGGCCTCGACCAGGGCGTCCTTCACCGACGGGTGACGCTCGATGTAGTTGTATACCGTCTGGCGGCAGACCCCTAGGCGCCTAGCCACGGCGGAGATGTTGCCGTTCATGTCACGTATGGCGGCAGTGACGGCTTTGGCGGTGAGTTTGGTGCTCATAGCGTCTTGAGGAAGGAGCGTACCGCCTCCGCATCGCCCTTGAATACCGCCCGGCAAAGCGCCGATTCGGCATTGGCCAGCATCGTCTTGCGGGCATCAGCCAGGACGTCCTTCACCGACGGATTGCGGTCAATGTAGGAGTAGACCGTCTGAGGACAGACGCCCAGACGCTTGGCCACGGCAGAGATGTCGCCGTTCGTATTGCGTATGGCCGCGGTGACGGCTTTGGCAGTAAGTTTGGTACGGGTGGTCATGTCAGCAGTTCCTGTCGTATGTGGCGGGCGATGGCTCGCATGAACAGGGGCGGCACGCTGTTGCCAATGCGAGCCCACTGGTCGCCAAACGCACCGACCATGCGAAACGAGTCAGGGAATGCCGCCAACCGTTTCACCTCGGGGATGCTGCAATAGCGGTCACCTTCTGGCGGCAGTAGTCCAGTACCCATTGAACCGTTGCACGTCTTGAGAATCGTGCGGCTCGGTTTATCCCACGCGAGACGGACGAGGTTGTATCCCGTCTTCTTAGGGTGAACTTCGCTGCAATTGCCGCCCATGCGGATACGGGGGATGTATTGCGTTATCGCCCACGTTGCCCGATGCGCCCAATCGTACGGCACAGCCAAGTCATCAGCGGTCTGGTTCAGTTGTGCCCACGCTTCTCGCACCGTCACCGGCATCCTTTCCGCCTTCGGGTGGCTCGGCTCCTTGCCCATGTCCTCTCGCACACCGATGAAGATCACCCGCTCCCTAGACTGTGGCACGTGGAAGTACATGGCATTCATAAGCCGGGCGCTGACCTTGTAGCCGCTAGCCTTCAATTCCCGCATGGCCTCGGCAAAGACTAGCTTCATCTTGCCCTTGACCATGCCGGATACGTTCTCCATCACGAATACCTTGGGCCTCAGTCCCCGTAGCAGCCGCACATATTCCCGGAACAGGCTGTTGCGCGGATCGTCCAGTTGTCGCTTGCCCGCTGTGCTGAATCCCTGACAAGGCGGCGAACCATCGAGCACGTCCAGTTGTCCAGGCTCCAAGCCGGTCAGTCTCAGGCATTCCTCCACTGACAGCTTAGCAATGTCACCGTGGTAGACCGGCACGTCTGGGAAGTTGAGCTTGAATATCTCAACGGCATGGTCGTCCCACTCCACTGCCAGCAGTTCGCGGAACCCCGCCATGCTGTAACCCAGACTGGAACCGCCACATCCAGCGAATAGGCTGATCACCGTCGGCGCGTCCGGCTCGCGTGGCGCTAGATGTTGCGCCCATGCCTCTGCCAAGATCGCTGGGTAGTCTACTTCGGCCATTTATACCCGCATTCAGGACAGGTGATGTACTCGACCTCATCCGCTACTGATTCATCGTACTCCTTGAACTCGACGTTCGGCGGGATAATGCCTGCCTGCTCCGCCAGCCCGTCAGCATCTCCTGCAGTGCGGCGCTGCCTGTGTCTACTTCGCGAAGGAGCGCATCCAGCTGCTCCTTATCGGCGGCGGCCATCGCGGCGATGGGGTCGAGCGTCGAGAGGATGAGCGCTTCCTCCTCGGGCGACACGTCCACAAGCACATAGGGGACGGGGGTATCGTCACCGCGGCGAAGGGCAAGCATGACGCGGGCGTGTCCGTCCAGGAGTTTACCAGAACGGGCGCTCACGATGACGT